CGGCGACTACCCGGTGGCCTACGCCCACTCCGTGCACCACGTCGGTGCATGGGTGGTCGTCGGCCCGACCGGTGTGATCGCCTGCCCCGACCGTGCGACCGCCAACCGGATCAACGACCTGCTCGCCGAACACGGCATGGTCGGCGTGCCCGACAGCCTCGAAGGCGTGGAGTGGGCGCAGTGAAGTTTTCAATGGGGACATTGGCGCAGCTGATCCGTTCGGTTCACGCATGGTCATTCGGCCTTCCCGACAGCCAACTGAAGGACGAGCACGTCGGGCCTGCGCCCTCAACTGTCAGCAGTGCACTGGGCATGTCGTGGCAAGACATTTGCCGATTCTCGTTGGCGGTTGATGCGTGGCAACGCGGTGAGTTGAGCAGCGCCGATCTGAAGGCGTCGTTTGCTGACCTCGTCCCTCAGGGGGCTGTCGAATATGCGTTTGCTATGACGAGGAGGGGGTACCAGTGACCCTCACCATCGGCATCGACCCTGGCGTCGCCGGCGCCATCGCTGTCGTCAACGCCGCCGGCGAGGTGCTCGTCTGGGACATGCCGACGATCGAGGTGCGTGGCAAGAAGCGCATCTCGGCCCGGCACCTGCGCGACCTGCTCGTCGACATCGGCCCGGCCGTCATGGTCGTCGTCGAAGACGTGCAGGGCGTGCAGGGTTCCGGCGCCACATCGGCGTTCTCGTTCGGCCGTGGCTGCGGCGTCATCGAAGGCGTGCTCGCCGGGCTCGACCGGCCCGTCACCTACGTCACGCCGCAACGCTGGACGAAGGACCTCGGCGTCGGCGCCGACAAGGGTGCGCACCGCCTGGCGGCGCAGCGGCTGTGGCCGCTCGACGACCTGTTCGACCGGGTCAAGGACGACGGGCGGGCCGACGCGGCGCTGCTCGCCCACTGGTGGATGAGGTCGGCGGGGTGACCCCCGACCCGACACCGATCCCGGCGACCGGCATCACCAAGGACGAACACGACGAACTCGTCGCCGCCAAAGGTCGGCCGCTCACCCAGGGACCGATCAGGCGGCGACGCCAGGTCGACGACGCCGCCGACCTCGGCGGCATGACCGTGCTCGACGGCGTGCTGGCCGAGCACCTGCGCAACGAGAAGAACAGGGAGGTTTCCCATGACCAAGGATGAGCTGTACCCCGTCATCGACGAGGTGCTGCATGAGCGCGGCCACCCGTACATGAATGCTGGTAGTTGGTGGATCTCCGTCTCGGAAGGCGACATCCAGTTGAACATCGACGAACTGGCCGAGGCGCTGTGTGACGCCATCGTCGAGCGCATGGCGGGAGGGCCGTCGTGAGCGAACAGCACCAAATCGGGACTGTTCCCGGTAACTGGCGCACCCTCGCCGCCTGCCGTGGGCTCGACCCGGACCTGTTCTTCCCTGCTCGGGGCGACACGTTCACCGCTCGCAACGCCCAGGCGGTCTGTGCCGCCTGTCCGGTGGCCGAGCAGTGCCTGGAGTTCGCCATCGAGGTCGGCGAGACCGAGGGCATCTGGGGCGGTCTGTCCGGTCGGCAGTTGCGGCAGGAGAGGCGGCGACGGGCGGGTGGTGTTCGACGGAAGGCGCCGACGACCATCGACCACGGCACTAAGGGTGGTTACCACGCCCACCGTCGCGCAGGGACGCCGACATGCTTGCCGTGTCGCGAGGCGCACGCCGCCTACGAGGCCGAGCGCAAGCGGGACTACCGGGCGCGACGGAAGAACGAGGGCAGGGCGGCATGAACTGGGCCGAACTGCGAGCGCAGCTCGCCTGCACCGGCCGTGGCGACGAGATGTGCGTCGACGCTTGGCGGCCGCAGCACCAGCGCGCCAGGCAGGAACGGGCCGGGCTCGCCATCTGCGCCGACTGCCAGCACCTCGACCGGTGCCGGGCGTGGGTGCTGCGCCAACCGGACGACCCGTCGCCGGTCATGGTCGTCGGCGGCATGACACCGGGTCAGCGGCGCCGGGAGCGATTCGGTTCCGAGGCGTGCGGCACCGATCGGGGCTGGCAGCGACACCGGCGAGACGGCCAGACGGCCTGTGCGGCCTGTGTGACGGCACACAACGAAGCGACGAGGGAATGGCAGCGGCAATGGCGCGAGAAGAACAGGAAAGGGGCGGTGGCGTGAGTGAGCAGATGTACCGGCTCGACGAGCCGTGCTCAAGTTGCGGCGATCACGCGGCAAACATCAGGCCGGTTGGCGATCATCAGTGCGCCTACTGCGCGACGTGCGGGAAGTATCGCAAGAACGTGCCGAAAGCCGATCTTGGCCTGGCCCAACGCAGCAAGCAGACGGGCCAGATTAGGCCAGCGCAACGCCACCGCATCCTTGAGCGCGACAACCACACATGTTGGTCGTGTGGCAGGTCGGCGCCCTATGCACAACTCGAGGTCGATCACATCATCCCAAGGAGCCAGTGGCACCAGACCGACTTGCCGGATGCCTACCTCAATGATGACCGCAACCTGCGCACGCTGTGCGATCAGTGCAATAGCGGCAAGTCGGACGAACTGACCATCGGCGCAGTGCGCGCCTTGATCAAGAATGGATACGCGGCGTGATGCAGCAGCTGTATCGGTTGTTCAGCGCTGAGGACGAGTTGCTGTACATCGGCATCAGTGTCTCGGCGCTGGCGAGGTTCGCCCAACACAAGGCAGACAAGCCGTGGATCGGCGAGGTTGCGCGAGTGGCCATCGAGACGCATGACTGCGCTCGAGCGGAGATAGAGGCGTTGGAGCGCAGCGCGATCATTCAGGAGAAGCCGAAGTACAACATCGTCCATGCCAACAGTCAGAGGGACTTGAGCAAGACGACTAAGGCTGGGTCGTTGCGCCCGCAGTACGAGTACCGGTGGCTCGGGGTCGGCGATGTCGTTGCGATCGGGCTCCGCAACGGTCAGTGCCCAGTCGGCATCATTGTTGCCGACTCCTACTCTGATCAGCGGCTTGCGTTCGGCGACATCGTGCTGAGTCTGTACAGCTGGATGACCGAGGAGTTTGGACATCGGCAGCAGCTTGTGCGGACGGTGGAGATCGAACAGATCACCACCACCTGCTTGATCTCTGAGCCTGGCAGTTGGCGAGATGGAACTTTCGACATGGACCCTTTGTCGGAGTTTCAGACTCGTTGGCTTGAGCGATGCAAGACGGGCAGCCGATGAACCTCATCGACCACGCCCTGCGCTACGCCGCCGCCGGGTTCGAGGTGTTCCCGGTATCGCCGGCCGACAAGGCACCGCTCACCACCAACGGCATGAAGGACGCCACCTGCGACCCTGCCCAGGTCGCCGCCTGGTGGACGGCCACACCGACAGCGCTGATCGGGTGCCGCATCCCGGTCGACATGATGGCGCTCGACATCGACCCGCGGCACGGCGGCCTCGACACCTGGCGGCTGCTCATCGACTCCTACGGCCCGATCCCGGGCGGCCGACGCCACCGCAGCGGCCGCGGCGACGATGGATTTCACCAGTGGTTCTTCCGGCCTGCCGGGAAACTGTCAGCCAAGGAACTGCACGAATGGGCACGCCGCAGCGGCGTCGGCCAGCAGGCAGGCAAACGGTCATGGACGTCGGGCATCGACATCTTGCACCACGACCACCGCTACACCATCCTGCCGCCATCGCCGCACCCCGAGACCGGCCTGCCGTACGAGTGGCTGACCAAAGGCGACCCGGCGCCGCTGCCGGCCTGGCTCGAGCAGTACGTCATCGCCAGGCCACCCGCATCGGCGACACCGCCAGCGGCACGCCCGGTGCTGCGCCTCGCCGACGACTCGTCGATCGCCGACTGGTTCAGTCGCTCAGCGAACTGGAACGACCTGCTCGGCCCGGCTGGCTGGCTGCGTGTCGAAGGCGACGGCGACGGCGACGGGTCGAAGTGGCGGCACCCGAACGCCAGCGCCAAGCAGTCGTCGTCGATCCGGCACGGCTGCCTGTTCGTGTACTCGCCGAACACCGACTTCGAGATGACCGAAGACGGCGACGCCAACGGCTACACGCGGTTCCGCGCCTGGGCGATCCTCGACCACGGTGGCGACATGGCCGTCGCTGCCAGAGCGGCACGCGAGATGCGCGACGGCCCGTCCACGTTCGACGTGTTCGGCGGCATTACCGGCCCGACGATGAGCCCGCCGGCCACCACGGCCACGGCCACCGACACCGGCGACGACTGGCCTGCACCGATCCCGGTCGGGGTGGCCAGCGAAGTGCCGCCAGCGTTCCCGATCGACGTGTTCCCTGCCTGGATCGCCGACCACGTCGCCCAGGTCGCCAAGGAGCTGCAGGTGCCCGTCGACCTGCCGGCCGCCCTGGCGATCGTCGGCCTGGCGGTGTGCTGCGCCAAGCGTGCCGAAGTGTGGGTGACCCGCACCTGGCGCGAACCGCTGTGTCTGTACGTCGTCGTCGCCATGCCACCCGGCGCAGGCAAGAGCCCGGCCGTCAGGTTCATGCTCGGCTCGCTCGAGGCGCACGAACGCCAGCTACGCGACGCCGCCATCCCGGCCATCGCCGAAGCGGAAACCCGGCGGGCGATCTTGGAGAAGTCGCAACGCAAGGCGATCGACAAGGGCGAGACCGCAATGGCGCTCGCACTCGGCGACGACATGCTCGCCCTGCGAGTCCCGGTCGAACCCCGGCTGTTCGTCGACGACGTCACCGTCGAGAAGCTCTCCGACCTGCTCGGCGAACAGAACGGCCGCCTGGCGCTCGTCTCCACCGAGGGTGGGCTATTCGATCAGATGGCAGGCAGGTACTCCGAGCGAGGCTCCAAGGCCAACCTCGACCCGTACCTGCAGATGTGGTCGGGCGACACCGTGCGCGTCGACCGTGTCGGCCGCGGGTCGGTCGTGATCGACAGACCGGCGCTGACCATCGGCCTCACCGTGCAGCCCACCGTGCTGTCTGCGCTCGCCGAGCGACCCGAACTGAAAGGCCGCGGCCTCACCGCCCGGTTCATGTACGCCCTGCCGCCATCCAACGTCGGCTACCGCAACATGCTCACCGGTGAGGCCGACATCGACGACATCGTCGCCGACCGGTACGACCAGCGGATGCTGGCCCTGTGGCGGCAACTCGAGGTGCACGGCACCGCACCGGCCCGCCTGGACATCGCACCCGAAGCCCGCCAGCGGTTCACCGGCTGGCGGCAGGCGCTTGAGGAGGCCCGCCGACCTGGCGCCGACCTGGCAGCGCTCGCTGAATGGTCGACGAAGGTCGAGTCATCGGTTGCACGGCTCGCTGGCCTGCTCCACCTGGCGCACGGCAACGACGCCGGGCAGCCCGTCAGCGACGCCACGATGGCCGCAGCCATCACCGTCGGCGAGTACTGGATCGCTCACGCCAAGGCCGTCCACGCCCTGTGGGAGACCGACCAGGAGATGGCAGCAGCGGGCACCGTGCTGGCATGGCTGGCCGACCAGGGCAGCGTCGATGTCAGCGTCAGGGACATCTACGCCGCCCATCGGACACTGTTCCCGCGGGCCACCGACGTCGCCGCACCGCTGGCCCTGCTCGTCGAGCGAGGGTGGCTGCGTCCCCTGTTCGAGGGACCACTGGTGGTCGGCAAGCGTGGCGTGCCGTCACCGAGGTTCGCCGTTCATCCCCGGCTTTCGTCATACGTTCGTCACAATCATGCGCGCATGCGCGAGTTGCGCGTAGAGACATCAAAAAAGGCTTTCTCTCTCTCTCTGGGAGAGAACACGGACAAGGCAGACCTCGCGCATGACGCGCATGCGCGCATGACCCCCGAATCGACGTCCACCCCAACGACCGACCACGGCGGCCCTGCCGTCATGCACTTCTGACGATGAACCGCTCACCGCTGTCCCCACCTCTGACGATGAAAGGCCAACCCATGACCCGCACCCGTATCGATGTCCAACTCGCTGCAGCCGCCACCCTGCTCGACCGCCTGGCATCGTCGTACCCGTCGGCGCTCGGCCACCTCGCTCGCGAGCTGCTCGTGCTCGACGGTATGCCCGACCACACCAGCGGCGCCGGTATCACCCGTGGCGCCGGCAGCGACGTCGAAGCACTCACCGCTGTCGAGCGGGTCGCCGCCAGCCGGGTGCACTTCTCCACCGAACTCGACACGTTGCGTGAGGACGCCCAGGCGGTCATCGAGATGATCGGCGCCCTGGCGCACATGATCGACCGGGCCATCGGCCTACGTGCACCGATCGCTGTGTCACGGTGTCGCGATTCGCTGCCCGGCCGGGATGGCGGCATGGAGTGGGGCGATCCGACCTGTGAGGAGATCCCGGCGAAGGCTGGGTTGTGCTCGGCGTGCTACCAGCGTGAGCGGCGCTGGCGCATCGGTGAGGGGCTGGCAGTTCGGGACGTCGTCGATGCTCGATGAAACCTGGCCGCTGACCTGCGTCGATGTTGGACAATGAAACCAGGAACCTGTAGTCTCGGTGTAAATCGCCCGTCGTGTGCAGCAGCACCGGCGGGCGTTGCCGTTGTCGGGGGTGGCGCATGAGCGCACTGCACCAGTCCTCGAGCTACCGCCGCAGGGCCAAGGTCGTCAGGGACGCAGCCAACGCCGACCCATTCACCCGCTGCTGGGTCTGCGATCGCACGAAGGCCGAGCACGGCTCCACCTGGGAAGCAGGCCACGTCATCGACGGCCACCCTGGCAGCGTGCTGCTTGCCGAGTGCAAGCCGTGCAACGCCAGCAAGGGTGCACGGCGAGGCAACCAGATGCGGACGCAAGGGACGACGCGTACGTGGTGAGTGAATGCATGATCATGCGCGCTTTTTCCTGATCATGCACATCCGCCTACACCTCGCCCTAAAACGCGCATGCGTTCGTAACTGACCAGGCGGCTATAAGCCCAGGTCAGGGACCATAAACGAAGTGACCCCGGCACCGCTGTAACGGCCCGGGGTCTGGACGGAACCCCAGGAGGTCCCGACAGTGAATGACTATACGACTTGTCGCGACTGCGGCACCACCTCCGGCATGGACTGGTGGATGGACAAGCCAGGGTACTGGAAGGCTGGAGCAAACCGATCGCTGCCGGTTTCCTCGGCGGCAACGCGTTGCCGACCCTGCTACAACGAGTACTGCCGGGCTCGACGCTACATCCGTCAAGGGTTGCCTGTGCCGCCAAAGGTGAAGGCCACTGGCAGCATGGCCCGAAGTGTCAAGGCGTCCATACGGCACTTCCAGTGCGACACGTGTGGAGCAGTGGCAACCTCGGCGCACAAGACAGCTCGGTTCTGCTCCGACGCCTGTCGCTACAAAAGTCGCCCAGCGTCAACCAGAGTCATTACCTGCCAGCACTGCGGGGACGAGTTCTTCGCCCGACGCGGCACACGCACAACCAACAAGTACTGCAGTCGCACATGCCAAGGCCTTGCCGCCACGGCGCGAGTAGAGCCAAAGCCACCACCGACGTTTTCGCCACTCGCCTTCACTCGCTGCAAGCGATGTGACGCCGTGATGGTGAAGTGGAGAAACCGCAAGTACTGCGGCGATGAGTGCAGGCGCCTGAACAACATCGAGCGCGTCATGGAGCTCTACGACGCAGCGGCCAGCACTGGCCGAGTCAAAGAGGCGATGCATTGGCGTCGGACAATGACCGACTACCTTGCCGAACGGGACGGCGTGAAGTGCGGCATCTGCCGAAAGCGTGTGGATGTCACGCTTACCTCTGGCACCCGGGGCGATCCAATGGGTCCGTCAATCGACCACGTCGTGCCCCGTAGTAAGGGTGGCACTAACGACCTTGCCAACCTCCGCCTCACTCACTGGGCCTGCAACAACAAGCGGGGCAACCGTGGCGTGGATGAGCAGCTCTCACTGATCGGGTGACTATGTCCGCAGCTAATGCAGCCAAGACCGGCGACCGTCGGGCGACCCTTGAGGCGATGCGGGACAAGCTCGCCCAAGACTTCGACGACGCGCCACCCGCCGTCGTCGCCCAGATCGCCGGCCGACTCTCGGCCATCCTCGCCGAGCTCGACGAGATGGCAACGCCGGGGAAGGTGTCAACACTCGATGAGCTTGACAAGCGTCGCCAGGATCGGATCGCAGCGCCCACGGTTCCAGAGCCTGCCCGCCGAGCGACACGCCAGCGCCGGGGCTGAGGTCGTTGAGCTCGCCGCGATGGCGGGCCTCATCCTTGACGACTGGCAGGCATGGTTCCTCGGTGAGTCACTGAGCGAGCAGACCGACCACCAGTGGTCAGCCTTCGAGGTCGGCCTCATCGTCAGCCGCCAGTGCGGGAAAGGCAGTGTGCTCGAGGCTCGCCAGCTTGGCGGCCTCACCATCCTTCGGGAGAAGCTGCAAGTCCACACCGCCCACGAGTTCCGCACCTGCTTTGAGCACTTCCTCCGCATGGTGCAACTCGTCGAGTCCTGCCCCGACATTGACCGCCAGGTCGCCCGCATCCGTCGAGGTGACGGCCAGCAGGCGATTGAGATGAAGTCCGGTCAACGGCTCCGGTTTATGGCCCGCTCAGGTGGCTCAGGCCGAGGCATGTCCGGCGACGCCGTCTACCTTGACGAGGCGTTCGCCCTGACGAAGCCGATGATGGGTGCGCTGTTGCCGACGCTGTCGGCTCGGCCAAACCCGCAGATCTGGTACACGTCGTCGGCGCCGATGGCGTCATCGACGGTGCTGCACGACGTGCGCAACCGTGGCATTGAGGGCACCTCGTCTCGGCTGTTCTTCGCTGAGTGGAGCGCCAACAATCAGGCCAGCCCCGACGACGTCGACGCCTGGTACGACGCCGTGCCCGCCTTGGGCATCCGCATCTCAGAGGAGTTCATCCACGCCGAGCGGGAAGCAATGCCCGATGAGGAGTTCCTGCGCGAGCGCCTCGGCATCCCTGACATGCCGGTCACCGACAAGGTCGCACCACCCGCCATCCCTGCCGACGCCTGGCAGGCAACGGCGACCACCATCCCTCACGACGTCGCCCCTGGCGGCTGTGTGTTCGCCTATGACGTCCACGACGGCTGGGCATCCATTGCGATCGCCGCCGGCACCCTGTCGGCGGCCTACGTCGAGGTTGTCGCCCACCAGTCCGGCGACGGATGGCTTCCCCGTCGCCTGGTCGAGCTCGCCGAGCGGTGGAAGCCGATCAGCATCGGCCTCGACGGTGGTAACGGCCCAGCGGTCGCAGTGCTCGGCGTGGCACGCGAGCAGTTCGAGGAGGCTGGGCTCGACCCCGACCTGCTCCGGCCGATCACCTCGGCCGACTACAAGGCGGCGTGTGGGTCATTCCTGCGCTCCGTCGTCGACGGCACCCTCACCCGCCCGGTCGTCGCGCCGGATCAGCTCGAGAACGCCGCTGTGGTCGCCTCTGAGCGCCGCATCGGTGACGCCTTCGTATGGGACCGCAGAACTGCCACCGTGCCACTGGCGCCGCTCGTGGCGGCCACGGTGGCTCGCTCGCTACTCGGCGACAAGCCCCCAAAGCTGACGCATTCGGCGTTGGCGTTCGTGTCGCTCGACGACTACTAGCCCGAGGAGGTCGCGCATGTTCACTGCCATGCAACTCGTCGGCCTGGTCATGGTCGTCGTCGGTGCCTTCATCGGCGCCGGCCTGCCTGGTGCCCTCGTCGGCGCTGGGATTCTGCTCACCTACTTCGGTCTGGCGGGTGAGCGCTGATGTTGTCGTCGATCTTCCGTCGCCCCGAGCAGCGCGCCCAGGCGACCACCTGGGGACTCTGGCCTGGCGAGATGACCCAGGTTGTCGGCGGCGTGTCGGTCACCGAGCAGACGTCGATGCAGTTGCTCACGGTCTACGGGTCGGTACGCCTCATCTCCGATTCCATCGCCACGCTGCCGCTCGACGTGTATCGCCGCACCGGCGACGACGCCAAGGTCGAGGTCGCCAAGCCGAAGTGGTTGCAGCAGCCGACGACGAACCTCGACTTCACCGCATGGGTGTCGCAGGTGTTGTCGTCGCTGCTGCTGCACGGCAACGCCTACGTTGTCGTCCTGCGCAATGAGGTCGGCGCCATTGTCGAACTGATCCCGCTCGACCCGTCAAAGGTTCGGGTGACCCGTGATCGTGGCCGCCTGGCCTACATGGTGAACGGCCAGCGTGTCGATGCCGAGATGCTCCATCTCAAGGGGCTGATGCTGCCGGGTTCCGACGTCGGCCTGTCGCCGGTGGAGTACGCCCGCCAGTCGATCGGGCTTGGCCTGGCCGCCGTCAAGTTCGGCACCGGCTACTTTGAGGGCGAGGGCAACATGCCCGGCGTCATCGAGATGCCTGGCAGTGCCCAGTCCGAGACGCTCAAGGCCATCGCCGACCAGTGGCGCCGCCGTCGCCGTGAGGGCGGCCGCGGCCTGCCCGGCGTGCTGCAAGAGGGCGCCGTGTGGAAGCCGACCGGCGTCACGAACGAGCAGGCGCAGTTTCTCGCCACGCGCAAGTTCACATCGGCCGAGATCGCTGGTCAGATGTTCATGATCGACCCGACCGAGCTGGGCATCGGCATCGAGGGTTCGTCGCTGACTTACGCCAACCTCGAGCAGCGCAACACCCGCTTTGTCCGGGTGACGCTGTTGCCGTGGATCGTGCGCCTAGAGAAGGCGCTGTCGGACCTGCTGGCGCAGCCTCGGTACGTCAAGTTCAACCTCGGCGCCCTGCTCCGTGGTGACCTGCAGACCCGTTACGCCGCCTACGCCGTCGGCATCGGCGCCGGGTTCTTGGAGCCGAACGAGGCGCGCGACTGGGAAGACCTGCCGCCGATGGACGACATGCCCGACGCCCCCGAGGTGGCCCCGATGGAGGAGAACGCTGCGCTGATGATGGCCGAGATGCGAGCAGCGATGGCCGAGCAGTCGACCCGCACGTCCGACACGCACATCCACCTGCCGGATTCGCTACAGGTGGAGATGCGTCAGGAGCCGATCATCATCCCGGCCCCGATCGTCAACATCCCGCCGGCGCAGGTCACGGTCAACGTCGAGCCGACACCGGTGACGGTGAACGTCCCGCCGGCTGAGGTGACGGTCAACGTCCCGACGCAGACCCCGCCGATCGTCTACGTGCAGCCGCAGGATTCCGGCGACGAGTCCATCACGTTCACGCGTGACCCGTCGGGCCGCATCGTCGGCGCCAAGAAGGTGACGAACTGATGGCTGACAACGTTGGATACACCCCAGGGTCAGGCGCAACGGTCGCCGCCGACGAGATCGGCGGCGTGCTGCACCAGCGGGTCAAGATCGGCGTCGGTGACGACGGCACCGCCGTCGACGTGTCGGCGGCCAACCCGTTGCCCGCCACGATCACCACGGGAGAACTCCTTGAGGTGCTCGAGGCGACGCGTATGGCGATTCAGTCGCTCACCCGCTCGGTCGGCCAGGCGATGCCCGACACCGCTGGCCGTCTGCGTGTCAACGTCGAAGCGATCACAACCATCGCAGCGATCACCACGCTGACCACGCTGACGACGCTGACGAACCAGACACAGATCGGCGGCCTTCCAGCCTTCGAGCAGATTCCGGCGCTGATGCGCCTCGGTGCCGACTCCCTCCGACGAAACGTGAGCGTGACCTGATGCCCACCACCAACGGCAACCGCAAGATCCTCGACCTCAAGCGGTGGGAGTTCTGCACGCCTGCCCCGACAGCGACCGTGGCGGGTGCGTTCATCTCGTCGTCCCGCCACTACCGCCAGCAGCAGCTGTACGTCGTGTCGGCAACCGTGCAGTACCTCTACTC